TAGTTTTGGATCAGCATCTAATTCCTTCTGAAACTGTGCGCGTTGCTCGGCAAGAGTTCCGCTTGAACCGCCGCCATCATCTGGCCCCGTCGTCGGAAGAGCACCCTTGGGGCCGCCTCCAAAGCGACGACGCAGAGCACCGCCTGGATAGGTGACAGTGCCATCACCGCCATCACCGCCGCCGCCGCCGCCGCCACCACCACGAGGGCCGCCGCCGCCGCCGGCTCCGAGCCCGCCGCCGCCGCCGCCGAAGCCAGGAAGGCCGCCGAGGCCGCGCATTGAGGCACCGAGCCCAGGGAGACCGCCCATTCCGCCTGGATCGACGAGAGCGGCGGGATGCAACATCTCAAACAATTGGTCGTTGAGCTTTTGGAGTTGCTTAGTGTTGTCTGCGGTCTCGCGCGTGTTGTTGTCTTCGGTCGACTCGCCGCCGCCTCTGCCGCCGCCAAGTGGGACGACCGCTTCCGGGCCGCCTTCCCCGATCATCGCAAGCGTCGGCTTGGTGACGATGCCGCCGTGTTGGAGCTTAGGGACATTGCCGCTTTGAAAATGATCGCTCCACCACTTCGCCAATGGCGCTTCACTGACGCTGCCAGGGTCGAGCGCCTTATGTTGCTCGATCACCTTCGGATCAAACGGATTGAGCTTGTTCCAGAACCCCTCGGGCGAGGGATGCTCTTTCATTACTTCGGACGCCTTATTGGATTGCGTTTCCCAGCGTGCGAGCACGCCCTCGATGTATTTCATCGCGTCCATCAGCGGACTGCCGCCGAGCGTCTGATCCCACCAAGCCGCTTTGATGTGCTCCCAATGCTCATCGATCAGGCGCGATGTCGTGAGATAGTCGTCGGCCGCCTTCTGGCGATCGGCCTGAATTTTCTTTTCCTCCGCGGACACCGCGGGCAAATCCTTTTTCAGCCGGTCGAGGTCGGGCATTCCGAGCTCGGTTTCAAACTTGCGGAACGCCTCGGCGCCGCGCTGCTCGCCGAACTTTGCGATAGCGTTCCTTCTGATGTTCTCGAGACCCTCGCGCAATTTGTTGGCGAACTTCGTCGGGTCTTTGATCTCGGTCAGTTGCGCGAGGTATTCCTGCATCGCGCCGGCTTCAGCCGAGCCCGGCTTCTGGCCCTCCATCATCTTGCGCCGGAACTCGCTGTTGGCGCGCGTGATGTCAGACATGATGTGCGCCAGACCTTGCAGGTCGCGCGAGGCGTCCTCAACGCCGGCGAGCTTGAATTGCTCCTGAAATACCTTGACGAACGCTGGATCAAATCCGGTTTGCTTGCTCAGGACACCGATGCGCTCCTGCACCTTGGCGAAGTCATTGAGCGCATCGAGCGCCTTGTCCGCCGCATAGCCGACCGCAATTAAGCCGGTGGCGATGCCGCCGATCCCGCCGATGAACGGGACCATGCGCTTGGCCGCGACCTCGAGGTCTTCCGAGAACGGCTTGAGTCCCTTTTCCCGCGCGTCCCGCGCCTGGCGGCTGAACCGCTCAAGCTGTGCTGCCGTCCCGCCGCCGCCGAGCGCCTCGATCTCCTTGCGCATCTCGCGCAATTTCTCGACGGTGTTCCCCTCGACCAGCGTTACTTTGATTTGTAGTTCTTCGGTTTCAGCCATCGTTCAACGATCCTCGCGGTCGGCGTTTGCCTGGCGCCTAAGCTCGCCGATGCGGTGCGTATATTTGAGATGCGTCTGCACATGCGAGATCGGCATGGACAGAAAAACGTCCGGGCATTGGTGATACCAACGCGCAAGCCAGTAGCAATCGAGGACGAAGTTTTCGCCGGCGTCGGTGCCTACCAGGCCGCCGGCTCCGGCAGAAAAAAACCCCGCAGCCTAAAGGCGCAGGAAGCAAAGTCGCGCGGATCGAGCCGCTCGACCTCGGGCGTGAGGATGCCGCCGAGCGTCGCCACCATCGCCGCCATTTTTCGGTCGTCGATGATGATTTCCCAATCGGCATCGATGCGGCACGGGTTGCCGTTGCGGATGATGTCGGCCGCGGTCGGCTCGCGGAACGAAATCTCGTGGACTTCCTCGTTCTTATGATTGCGGATCGGATGATGGAGCAGCTTCACCTTGATCGGCCAGGTCTCGACGCGCGCCGGCGCCGCGGCCGGCGCGGCTTCCGGCGCCACCGGCTGCTCGGCGACGAACCCTTCGCGGACGGGTATGTTCATGCGCTCACCACGAGCTCTCGTCGCATTGCACGCCTTCCCAGCGGACGCGCGCCTGGCCGTCGCGGGTATTGATATCGAACCCGGCTTTGCACGACGCCTGGATGAGCGTGTACTGCTTGCGGTTGGCGAGCTGCGCGATGACAGTCACGTCGGTTTCCGCCTCGAGCGTTTCCATCAGCAAGTCGGGCGTGGTCGAGATGTCGCCCTCGATGTAGGGAACGCGCGGGATCTCCTGATAGCCGTGGACGCGGTCCTGGCCGGCAATCATGGTGCGCTCGACGTTGCTCGGCGAGACGGTGAAGTTGCCGCGCAGCGCGAGTTGTCGGTTGTCGGCCCAGAGGAAGGCCGTGCCCGCGAATAGTTGGGCCATCTGCTAGTCTCCTTTGCTCGAGTTGAAATCAGGCGACGGCCGGCAGCGTGCCGGTGACGCCGATCGGCGGAAGCGTGGTGGTGTCGATGCCGCGGTCGTATTGCAGCCGGAACTGCGCCAGCACCGCGAAGATGCGCAGTTGGTTGATGAGGTCCGGCGGATAAAGGACATCGAGCCTGTTGGGATCGTTGACGTTGCGCTCGACCAGAAGGTTGTTCTTGAACTGAGTCACGTTCTCGACCAGCCCGTTGAACTCGTCCATCCGATACTGCGCGATCAATGCCGCCCGAACGATGCCGGGCGTGACGATCGCCTGGCCCGGCCCGAAGCGCGTTCCATCGTCGGCGAGCTTGCAGCGCGGGAATTGCGAGGTCACCGCGGCTTTCTGATTGCGCAACAGCTTGGCCAGTGTCGCGAGCGTGGTCACGAGCTCATAGGCGTCGTCGCTCTGGCCATAGAGGTTGAGCTGATAGAGCGTCTGCTCTCGCGCGATCATCGGCTGGTTGTCGGTGCCGGCCTTTTGGATCGCGATGCCGTTTTCGGCCAGCGAGTTGAGTTCCTCGAAATCAAAACGGCTGTGCAAGGGCGCGCATTTGATCTGATTGAGCGAGAGCGTTTGCAGCGGGCGCGCCGGGTCGTCGATGAGGGCGCGCTGCGCCTTGCCGCAATAGGCCGCGGCCCATTCGAACGACGGCGACGGGCTCGCCACCTCGAAGCCGAGCACGGAGATCACGCCGGAATTCTGCGTGTTACCGAACGTGATGAGGTCGGTATAGAGCCCGCGCTTGGCCGAGAAGACGTGGCCGAAATGCTCGCGCATCCAACCCCATCGACCGCCATCGGTGAAGCCGTATTCCTGATCCCACGCGAACAGCGAGGTCGAGTCGGTGTAGGGCATGGCGACGTATTCGAATTCCTGCTCGCCCATGTTCGAGATCGCAGCATCGAACACCGGCACGCCGACGCCGCCAGCGAGCACACCGCCGGCCGGCAGCGTCATGATCAGACCGGGCGGCAGGCGCTCGCCGCCGATGCTGCCGTAGTAGTTCAGCGCGACCGTGATCTCGTTGCCGTGAACGCCCTTGAACTCGGCGGTCAATGTCACGTCGGTCGGGCCGCCGACCGAATGCACCGGCAGATCAAAGTTCTCGTTGATTGCAAACGAGATGGCGGTGTGGATCGAGTTGACGGTGTCGGTGGCGCCGACATTGACCGGGATGTGATCGCCGGCGATGTAGAGATGGATCGTGCCGGCTTCGGTCGGCGCCGCGGTGACGATGATCTTGCCGGTGGCCGCGGTGCCGCCGCTGGGCTCGGCGACCGGCAGGCCCCACACCTCGTTGGCCAGGTTGCTCGCGTAGTAAGCCTTGAACATCCGCGAGAGCTCGGAGCCCTGGCCGAAATGCGCGTCGGCTTGCGCCTGCGATCCGACCGCGATCGGAATGTCGTGCGGCGCGTCCCCGCCGGCGGTCGCGGTGCCGACGAGCAACGCCCGCAGCCCGAGCTGCGGCAATCCGGCTTTCGACGGATCTACCTCCACCCAGTACAGGGGAACCTTGATATTTGAAGGAATTTGATTGAAGCTGATGGGCATCGCACTTTCTCCTAATGATTGATTGTTGGATTAGGCGGTCGGCTTCGGCGGCGGCGGGCCGCCGGGCGCAGCCTGCGCAGGCTTGGGCGCTTCGCCCTTCTCGCCGCCAACGACCTTTACGGTGCCGTCCGCGATCCGCCGTTTGGTGAAGCGGTCAAGCGGCCACTCGACCGCGCCGCTCGGCGGGAAGCCGATGCCGCGGGGATGGCGCACCGCCTTGCGCAGCACGTCGGTTGACGGCTCGACGCGCACGACCTCGGGCTTCGGAAGCCGGCTCTTGAGTTGCGCCTGGCGCTCGGCGACCAGCTTTTGACGCTCGGTTAGCTTTACCTCAACCATTGGTCTTTCCTCCTTGTGCAGGCGTGAACTCATATTCGCGGATGATGCGTTGGACCGCGTCGGCCGGCGGCACCGCCTCGTCGCCCTCAACCGGGACGATCTCGACATGCATGCGCAACAGATCGTCGGTAATGATCGGCCCGTATTCGGCGCCGTAGACGACCCAGGCGTCATATTGCAACTCTGCGAACGGCGTCTCGTTGGTCCCGGAAGTTCCGAAGTTGTGCCGGCGCGTGCCTTTTTCGACGCCGCGAAACGTGACGTTGTCGGGCAAGCTGGAAAACCAGAAATTCGTCAGCTTGGGATCGCGCCATATCCCATTCATCAACGCCCAGAAGGCTTCGTCGATCTTGAGCTCGCCTTCGACCTGATCGTTGTTGTTGATGATGACCGAGAAACCAATGCACAGCGAATGGATAAACCGGATCATGCTGGTCTGATATTCGCCGTCTGGCGCCATCGCTTCCTCGACGATGTAGACGCCGAGATAGGGGATGAACTGCGGTTGGATTTGGAGCTGCCTGCAGCGGCGCGACGTGAAGCCGGCAAAGAACGGCAGCGTCACCGCCTTGGCATAGAGCGCATCCCGGATGATCGCGGAATAACTCTGCGTGTCCGAGATGCTCATGGCGCCGGCGGCAACCATTTGCGGAGCGTCAGCACGGTCATGCCGCCGTCGTAACTGTCGATATCGACGACCTCGAATTCGCCGAGCGCCGGGCCGGCGTCGGCTTCGGGGATGACCAGGCGATCGCCTTGTTGCGGCAGCTCGCCGAATTCCACGTCGCGAATATCGAGCGCGGTTTTCTGATCGGAATAGATCGCACCGTCCTCGGTTTGGATATCGACAGGACCGCTCCAATAGTAGCCGCGGCCGGAAAAGGACGTCCCCGCCGGCTGCGAGACATACGGATAGAACGTCACCGGGCGCGCGAATACATCGAACGCCGGACTCAAAACCATCGTTGAGAAATTGACACCGCCGCCGATCGTCACGGGTTAGACCTCAAAGCGGATGTAAGCGGACAAAAGCGAATTGATCGAATTGATCGAATAGCCGAATTGCTGGGCCGCTCGCGCGCCCGAAACGAGCGGATCGAAAAACATCACACGGCTTTCACGATGGGAAATCGAACGGATGCCGCTCGAGCCGAACGAGCGCCGCAGCGCGCGGCCCTCGAGCAGCATGATCTCGCAAACCTGGCGCAATGCCGGCGGCGCATCTTCGGGCAGATTGTAGCCGCCGGTATATGTGACAACGATCGGTTCGCTGCGCGTTTCGAACAGCTCGAGCTTGCCGGATTGCTCCTCGAATTCGTAGACGCTCGGATCGAGCGTCGAGCCGCGCGGCGACTCGACCGACGCGATGTCCGCCTCGGCCGCCGGCCAATGACTCAAGAACATGCGGCGTGAGCCCAGGCAGCGCCACGTCTCGCGCACCTCCTCGCGGGCAAAGACGCGATTGCAAAGCGACGAGATGACATCGGAATAGCGCGTGATGTCCTCGGCGAGCTGCGCGTCCTGGCTCGTGTCCGTTGGCGGGATGCCCATTGCGAGCTTGATCGCGTCGAGCGTGAGCAGATCGTAGGTATCGGCGGGCGTTAGGATTTTGGTGATGATGTCAGCCATCAGCCGGCCTCACCGTGGAATTGAGCGAACAGCTCGCGCAGCTCGAGCGGCGCGCCGGCGTTGCCGTCGTCCATGAGCGGCGTTGCCGTGTAGGTCTTGCGATCGATGCGCCAGGCCACGATCGCCGGCGCCGGCGCCGCCATGCCTGGCATGCCGCGCTCGCCGCGCTCGCCCTTGCCGCCGGGGAGTCCCTGCTTGCCGGGCCGCCCGGCCGACGCGATCAATTGCCAGCCGTCGCCAGGGCACGGCCCCGGATTGTCGGCGCGGGCGATGAAGCCGCAGCCGTTCAATGCAACGACCTCGAGGGCGCGGTAGCTCTCGCCCTCGCGCCAGGTGCCGCGGACGACCGGGACCGGCGC